GCTAGATCTTGTATTGAAACAATATGGAGTATATTGATGGCTAAGTTTATATTTGACGGTACTCCGTATAAGTTTGTATCGATGAAGGTAAATGGGATTGAATGTATAGTGAGATCCATAACAGGTCGCTTCGCTCAGGAAGAGGAGCAATCAGAAATAGAGCGGAGACTTGCCGACTCAGACTTTAAAGAAGCGAGAGAGGTGATAGCGTGTCTGATGAAGAAGTAATGGCGTTCTATCGAGAGTTGGAAGAATTTTACGGTGATACGCTCGCGAACTTTGAGCATTATCCACGGACATTCGAATATCAGGTAAAGCTATATCGGTACTACAAAAGTAAGGCTTGACTTCCAAAGGGAAACGAAGTATAATAGGGAATAGATTAAAGTTAGGATAGATTATGAAAATCGCACTTGGTTCAGACGTACACTTAGAATTTGGTCCACTGACTCTGGCAAACCCAGGAGATGTGGACGTACTCATTCTAAGCGGAGACATCCTTGTTGAGAATGATTTTGACGAGTGGATTCCAGAACAGGTTGAATCTGGTTTCGATAGGAAGCGTTCAACTATGTACCACACATTCTTTCAGGAATGCGCTAAAGAGTTTCCCCACGTTGTTTACGTTGCGGGCAATCACGAACACTATCATGGTGACTTTAAGTATACCGTTGACAACCTAAAGAAGAAGCTGGCTTACCTAGAGAACGTTCATGTGTTGGAGCGTGATACCTTTGAGTATAATGACTTTGTGTTTGTGGGTTCAACCCTATGGTCAGATATGAACAAGGCTGATCCTATGACACTACAACATATCAAGTCGTCTATGAATGACTTCCGTATCGTGGGTAACTCCAATAAGAAATACTACCGCAAGGTTCCGCTGTACAAAAAAGACGAGAATGGTTCATATATCACGGATGACAAAGGTATGTACATTCAAGACGGTATGAAGATGAAAGAGGAAGTTGCGACGTTCTCTCCACAGGATGCTCTTGAGGAACATTACAAGAACGTAGCGTACATCCGTACAGTTTACGAAGACATGCCACCTTGGAAAGCCATGGTTGTTGTAGGTCACCATGCGCCTTCTAAAGCCAGTACTCATCCTCGCTATGCGGACGACTACCTTATGAACGGTGGATACTCTTCTGAGCTATCTGACTTCATTCTAGATCGCCCAGGAATTCATCTCTGGACTCATGGTCATACTCATGAGGACTTTGATTATATGATTGGTAACTGCCGTGTCGTATGTAACCCACGTGGTTATATCAATCACGAGCCACGTGCCAGAGATTTTGAACTAAAGGTAATTGAACTATGAATAGCTGGACAGTAACAGTTGACGTGGATCCCGAAACAGGCGATCTAATCATGCCCCTACCCACTGATTGTTTAAATCAGATGGGTTGGGATCTTGGCGATACTTTGATCTGGGAGGATCTTAAAGATGGTACTTGGAGTATAAGAAAGAAAGAATGTCAAGCGGACAAGACGTAATGATGGAAACTTGGAACACAGAATCAGATCCTTGCGAGTACGCTGATACAGCTATTGAGAAGTTACTTATCCAAAATATGAAACTTCAAGAAGAAAATAAAGAACTCAGGGAACAAATTAACCGACTACTTTGGTCAATACAGGAGCACGACTAAAATGCCAAAATTTATACTAACTTGCGAACATCGCCCAGGATATACTATTACTCATGAGTTTGATGAAGAATACCTTCCCGATGTTCTAGAAAATATTGAACTGTTTATACGTGGTTGCGGTTTCGTTAATGACGGAACACTTGACTTCGTAAGTGACGGTGACTTTAGACAATCTGAGCTACGTGAACATTCGGATTATTACTACGATTTTGACCGCAATCTTCCAATCAAATAAGGGGAATTTAATGACTGATGTTTTTGGTGATGTACATAAGTTTCTAGTTGCGTGTGGTCAAACGGCGAATATGCCTAACCCTCCTCAAGCAATTCTTTACAAGATTCTTATTGATGAGGAATTCAAAGAGTTTCAAGAAGCGTATGAGGCAAGTGATAAGGTTGAAGAACTAGATGCTTGCTTTGATATGATTTGGGTTATTATCGGCTTCATGAAGTCACGTGGTTGGGATTGTGACAAAGCATGGGAAGAAGGTGCCAAGTCTAACCTTTCCAAGATTGATAAGAAAACAGGTAAGGTTATCAAACGTGAGGATGGTAAAATCCTTAAACCAGAAGGTTGGAAAGAGCCGAACTTTAAGAAATTTATGGTTTGACTTTAAATCAAAGGTCAGGTATAATTATAATATGATTACTCTATACTTAGACATGGACGGTGTGCTTGCGGACTTTAACAAAGAGTACCTCAAGCACGATCCGCAAAAAGCTGACCGTAAACGTTTTCGTTCTGCTGTCATTGACGATAAGATTTTTGAGAAACTGGATTTTATGCCAGACACTGAAGAGTTGTTAAATCACGTTTCAAAATTACACGATGTTAAAATAGAGATTCTTACTTCAATGGGCACGCATGATCCGTTTCAAGGTAATGCTGCTAAAGAACAAAAGTTGACGTGGTTAGAGAAACACAATATTCCCTACCGTGCCAATTTTGTTCGTAGTAAAAGTGAGAAGGCTCAGTACGCTACTCCTACTTCTATTTTGATTGATGACTCTCCAGGATGTATCGGTCCATTTATTGAAAAGGGTGGCCACGGTATTCTCCATCATAAAGCGTCTGAGACGATTCGAATCTTAGACTCTACTATTCTACAAATTAGATCTCTCGGGAAAATGTAATGGGCTTACAAGTAAGAAAACGAACCAAAGGTAAAAGTGGTTGGTGGAATGGTTCTTATAGTAGAAGAGGGGCTGGTGTTTCTGGTTCAGCTAAAATTGGCAAGAACGTAACTTATAACACTGGCGATATTCTTAATGGTAAAACCAAACCAAGACTTACTATCAATCTAGATAATGGCGTTAGATATGTTCATTACGCTAAAGGTAAACAACACCCTGCTGGTTCTTTAATAGATGGCATCATGGGTATTGGTATTATAATTTTACTGCTTATCGTTGGTGTCGTTGTTTTTACTTTGTTCGCTAATTTCTTTTGGTACACTACTGCAGCTGTTGCGGCTCTAGTTGGTCTATATTATTTTGGTAGTAAAGATGATTGATTTCATAGCAAATACATTTTCTTGGATCAAAGAAGATTGGGAGAGTCATCGTGTTCGTTTCTTCATTGAAGTTTTGGCTTGGGTTATCAGTATTGGTTGCAGTATCACTATGGCTCTTACTGTTCCAACCCCTCCTCTTCTTATTCTGTATCCAATTTGGATTTTTGGTTGTAGCTTGTATGCTTGGGCTGCGTGGACTCGCCGCAGTTTTGGCATGCTCGCTAATTATATTCTTCTTTCAATTATTGATACAGTTGGTTTAATTAGGATGATATTGTGAATATTTTTTACGTCCACTCTGACCCTGTTATCTGCGCTCAGCAGCATGTTGATAAACACGTGGTTAAGATGATTCTAGAATACGCTCAATTACTTTGTACTGCGCATCGTGTATGTGATGGTACTGAAGTACTTGGGCTTTCACCATCAGGACGTAAACAAAAACAATGGAGGCTAGAAGACGAGCGTGATGCCGTTCTTTATAAAGCTACTCACATCAATCACCCATCCGCAAAGTGGGCTAGACATTCTCTCGCTAATTATCAGTGGTTGTTTAAACTCTGGATTGAGTTAATGCGAGAGTATCATTTTCGTTATGGTAAAGTTCATTCTTGTATGCGCCTCGCTCAACACCTACGGTTCCCACCAACTAAAATTTCTACCACTGAACAATTCTCTGCACCATGGCGCGCAATGCCCGAAGAGTTTAAAGAACCACGTGACGTTCCCGAATATACCGTCAAGTCATACCGTAACTACTACAATGGCGCTAAGATGAATATGTTTAAGTGGAAGAACCGACCAACTCCAGATTGGATTGTACAACAATGAAGTTTATCTCATTCTACACTGGGCACTATGAGTGGGATGCTGAACAACTAAAGAAATCTATGAACAAACTTGGCATCAGAAACTATGATGTTGAGTATAGAGATCGAGTTGGTAATTGGGAAGCCAACACTCAAATGAAGGCGCCATTCATTTTAGAGAAACTAAAAGAGAATGATGCCGTTGTTTGGACTGACGCCGATTCCAGAATTCGTCAAATACCAACATTCTTTGATACCATTGATACTGATATTGGTGTGTTCTATCTAACAAAAGAACAAGCCGATGGGTTTGTTCCTCCAGATAATTCTATCATAAAAGGTGCTGACCGTTATCTACAGTCTGGTACTATGTACTTTAAGAATAATCGTAAAGTAATCAAATTACTTAAACGGTGGATAGAGTTGAATGATAAAGATAACCAGCAATGGGATCAATGGACTCTTCAGGTAGCTATTGATGAGAGTGATGTTACCGTTACACAACTACCATCAGAATATATTTGGATGGAAAATGTTTCTGTTGGTCGTCCAGTTATTGAACATACACAAGCCAGTCGCAGGTTCAAGCGTATAATTCGCTAAATACAAGTAAGGAGACATTATGCCAACATACGCATTTCGAGATAAAAATACTGGTGACGTCCACGAAAAGTTTTTAAGTTTTGCTGGTCGTGACGAATACCTACAACAAAATCCTCATCTAGAGGTAACCATTACTCAAGCACCTGCGTTTGTTGGTGATCGCGTCGCTATTAAAAAGGACACAGGATTCAAGGAGGTGTTACAGAAAATCCACGAAAAGACTCCAGGAAGCCAATTGAATACTCTATCATCACAAATCTAAAACAAAGAAGGACTGTGGATGGCAACTAAGCGTGCAGCGAAATTAGTTGATAATGAACAAGGTGAAGTAAATACTACTAATGTTAAACCACTAGCGACTCAAAAGACGGTCAATAATCACTTGAGGATTAAACTTGACGACATGAAAACTTTTCAACCTCTGACTGCTAATCAGAAAAAGTTTTTTGACGCTTATAAACTGGGAGACTATTTTATTGCGCTACACGGAGTAGCGGGAACTGGTAAGACATTTTGCGCTTTGTATAAAGCATTAGAAGAAGTTTTAGATAAAGGAAATCCTTTTAACAAAATCATTATTGTTCGTTCTAGCGTCCAATCCCGTGAAATGGGTCATTTGCCAGGCGACGTTAATGAGAAGATGGAAATTTACCAACAGCCATATCGACAAATTTGTCATACGTTGTTTGGTCGTCCTGACGCTTATCAGAGACTTGAAGAACAGCATCATATTGAGTTTATCTCTACGTCATTCATTCGTGGTATGTCGTTTGATGATGCTATCATTATTGTTGATGAGATGCAGAACCTTACGTTCGAAGAGATTGACACAGTTATGACACGTGTTGGTTATCGTTCGAAAATTATTTGGTGTGGCGATTATCGCCAGACTGACCTTAATAAAAAGAAGAATGATGTTAGTGGTATTTTGAAATTCTTTGATATTGCTTACCATATGGGTGCTTTTACTCGTATTGAGTTTACTCCTGATGACATTGTTCGCAGTTCGCTTGTTAAGGATTACATCCTTGCCAAGTTAAAGTATGAAGACATACAAGACGGAGATATTCCCAAATGACAGTAATCACTGCGGAACAATTTAGAACCTTATACCCAAGAGCGCAAGACCCAGAATCTTGGGCTGAGTGTATGAATAACTCATTCCCAAAATATCAGATAGATACTACTAAACGTGTTGCCGCTTTTTTGGCTCAATGTGGTCACGAGTCTGGTGGTTGGACGGTATTTGAAGAAAATCTAAATTATTCTGCACAACGATTGACTGAAGTTTTTAAAAAGTATTTCCCAACTTTACAGTCTGCGTTACCATACGAGCGTAAACCTAAGATGATTGCTAATCGGGTTTACGCTAATCGTATGGGCAATGGCCCAGAGTCTTCTAATGATGGTTGGACTTATCGTGGTCGTGGACCTATTCAGTTAACAGGTCGATCAAACTATACCGCATTCGCTAAGGATATGTTTGAGGACTGGGAAAATGTAGTAGAGAATCCAGATTGGGTAACTGCTGATCGTAACTTTGCTTTGATGTCTGCTATCTGGTTCTGGAATAAAAACGATCTAAACAAATGGGCGGACGCTGAGGATATGAAAGAACTTACTCGCAGAATCAATGGCGGGTATAATGGTTTGGATGATCGAATCAAACACTATAAAGAAGCAATTGCTCTTCTATCGTAGCTATGATTGTTTACATTCACGGAGCGAGTGCTACCGCCGAGAGTTTCACCCATATTAGACAATACGTTAGGGATACTTTTGAAGAACCTGACATTGTTCTAGAGTATAAAAGTGAAGAAGGGTTTTCTAACAACATAGCCAAAATGTATGGTCAGTTAGACGGTCAAGAAAGATTGTTCTTCATTAGTCATAGTCTCGGTGGAATTTACTCTCTTCATCTAGCTGATCATTATCACGAAGCTACAAAAGGTGGTGTTAGTTTAAGTACTCCGTATGGTGGAAGTAAAGAAGCAGATTATGCTAGATATTTCTTACCATTCAATAGATTGATGAAAGATATTGGCACTCTGAGTTACCCAATTGTAAAGGCGAAGAATATACCAGCGCCCCCAAATTGGACTCAAATTGTTTCGACTGTTGGGCAAAGTCCTTGGATACGTGAACCAAACGATGGTGTTGTTACTCTAGAAAGTATGCGCTACCGAAAAGACTTTGAACATATAGAAGTACCATTGAATCACTATGAGGTTGTTATTAGTGACATTGTAGTGAAAATAATTTTAGATAAAATACACAAAGCGTTATAATGAAAAATTTTATTCATCATGATTTACCCAAACTTGAACGTATCACAAACGCTGATGGTCGGCGAATATATAAAACACCGACTGGTCAATCCTATCCTTCCGTCACAAGCGTTACAGGATTACTTTCTAAAGAAGGTATATTGGAATGGCGCCGAAGGGTTGGCGAGGAAGAAGCGAATAGAGTATCAGCAAGAGCAACGGGACGAGGGAATCGTATCCACCACCTCTGTGAACATTATCTGCTAGGGAATAATCCTGAAGTAGATATCTTCGATGCTGAGATGTTTAACTCAATGAGGTATTGGTTAGACGATATTGATAACATTCATTGTCTAGAATCTCCTCTTTATTCTCATCACCTTCAAGTTGCTGGTACTGTTGATTGTATTGCTGAGTTTCAAGGTAAGTTATCAGTCATTGACTTTAAGACTGCTAGCAAACCAAAAGACCGTGATGATATTCATAACTACTTTATGCAGTGTGCTGCGTATTCCGTGGCATTTGAAGAGTTAACAGGAATTCCAGTCGGTCGCTTGGTTATTATTATGGGTGTTGACAATGACGATCCTAGATTGTTCATTGAAAAGAGAGACAATTGGATTGCGCCATTCAAGATGATGCGACTTCAATATAAAAATCAATATAATATTTGACTTCCAAAGAGGTTAAAGGTATAATTGATGTATTGCTGTATGAAGCGAAGTAAAAACTTCTATCTGAAAGAATCCGATCCTATGATTGAGAAATTAGTCAAGGATCGTTTAATGGCAGTAAACGGAGATTGAGAAATCTGGACAAGACTCGGGTTCGAACCCCGACACCTCCACCAAAAGGTTATTGCACGCACCAACCTAAAAGCAGCGAAAAGAATAGTGGCGCAGTTCTAGAATGTGGATCACTAGCAGTAACCTTTTGCTGGGGGTGAATTAGGTATCGATTGACTGTAAAGTAACTTTCGAAGCTGCTCGGTAGGCGATGACCGTAAATCAAGCAAAAACTATAAATGCAAACGACTCTGTCTACGCATTAGCGGCATGATAACCGCTTAGGGTTTCGGTGGGTTTCCTCGTAACAGAATAACCCACCATTTTTTTATGGTTTAATAACGGAGATATAATGATTAAAAAACTTATTGCTGTTTCTGCTTTAGTTGCTTCTTTCAGCGCAGCTGCTGTTGAAGTTGGTGTAGTTGGTGGCGGTGCTACTGGTTCAAACGATGGCGGTCTTGCTGGTGTTACAGTAGGACAGAAGTTTGATCGTTTCGGCATTACTGCTGGGTACGCTCAGGCATGGCTACAGGACGGTGATCAGAATCGCTGGACATTGGTTGGTTCTTATGATGTATATAAAAGCGAATCTGTTATCGTAGCAGGTAAGTTAGGATATGCATATTTGAATCAAAAGCAAAATGAAGGCTCAGCTGGTCTAGTTGGTCTTGGCGTAGAGGTTCCCGTATCTAAGAACGTTTCCCTTACTGCTGACTACGCATATCAGTTTGCTGATAACAGTCGCAATAATGGTAATATTCTTACTGGCGGTGTTAAGTACAGGTTCTAAGAACTTAGGTTTGATGGGTTTCCTTAAACCCATCATTTCATTATAGCATAGGATTGAAATGAATATTATTCCCCTGAAAGATAGAATTCTCGTTGCTGAAAATAACAGCGAGACAAAAACAGAATCTGGCATTATCCTTGAAGGAGCCAACTCTGTTCGTGAGTCAAAAAGAGCCACTGTGTTGGCTATTGGTCCAGATGTAAAAGATGTTAAGGTAGGTGACGTTATTCTTTTAGAGTGGAACAAGGCTGCGGTTGTTAAAGTTGGCGATACCCAACGTGCGATGATTAAAGAAGAAAACGTTGTAGCGGTATTTGAATAATGATTGGCGTCGTCTTAGGTAATGGACCAAGTAGGGAATACTATGACCGCACAGGTGATTTTGTTCTTGGTTGTAACATTCCTGGAGACGAGTTTAGCGTAGACGCCACTGTTATATGCGATGAAGAAATTATTTGGGTATTAAAGAATGACCCAACGTTAATAGACGTTCCTATCATAATTAGCACCAAAGCATTAGAGAAAATGAAAGAGTTGCGGATTGATAGTTTGTTTACAATTCATCATGTGTTTAAAATTAAAGACTGGCATAACTCCGCTCATTATGCCGCTGAGTTTTTACTAGACTATGGATGTAATGAATTAAACATTTGGGGATGTGATTCTATTTTTAAAGACGACTTATCCTCAACAACTGATGAGTATGTTAATAAAGAACAAGATGTCGCTAGATTCGTTAAACAGTGGCGTAAAGTATGGGATGATATCCAAGCTGAGTATCCCAACGTTAATATACAAGCTATGAGAACACGATGATTAAAAATATTTTAACTGTTTTAGCACTTAGTAGTTTGCTTGTTGCCTGTGCTCAGGAAACAGAAAAACAACCTCAAGTTACATCAGAAAAACCTGCTTTAGTTGTTCCTGAAAAACAACCAGAAGTTAAACCTGAACCACCAAAGGTTGAACCAAAACCTCAATTAAACAATAACTGTGTGACTAAGGATAAGAATGGTAATTGTCCACCTTTACCCAATTCACCAAGACCTACCCCGAAGAAATAACAGCTAAATAATATTACTGGCTTGGTGGAGCCAGTCCAGAATCCACCATTACATATCACAAAATTCCCATTACACTAAAAAGACTAGCAAAAAGTCCACCTGATAGGGATCGGAATGTGGGGTTTCAACACCTCATATTCTTTAACTTAAAAAGGAGATCGTATGCGATCAAAATTTAAAACAATATTTTCAATAGGAGTCATCCTTTCTTTATTATCTTCTGCGTTTTTATTCACAGCGACTGCTGATGATGTAATCTATGTTGAGATTCTACACGAAGTTGAATATTCTGATCTGAATAAAGAAGCGAAGAAACAAGTCGATTGTCTTGCTGAAAACATTTATCACGAAGCAAAGGCTGAACCTGAGAAAGGAAAAGTGGCTGTTGCTCTCGTCACAATGAATCGAGTTAAGCATGAACGTTTTCCAAAAGACATTTGCTCGGTTGTTAAACAGAGAACTAAATCTGGAGATAGAATCATATGCCAATTCTCTTGGCATTGCACACAAACAAGGTTAAATAGAAATAGCGAAACCTATCAAGAAGCATTAAAACACGCTTTACACGTTTATGTAAACCATAACTTGATGGAAGATTTTACTAGAGGTTCTTTGTACTTTCACGCTGATTATGTAAACCCAGGATGGAAGTTACACAGAACAGTGAAAATTGGTAGGCACATTTTTTATAAAGAAGGTGGAAATAATTATGCTACAAAAACTCAATCTCCAACTAAAGGACGAATCTTCTAGACATAGTTTCTTCCTTCTAATGGAAGAAGTATCTTTGTCAACTTGTAAGCAAGCAATTGAATGGATTTTTGAAGCGAACTTTGCTGAAGAAAGACCTGATATGCTTAATCTTATTATCTGTTCACCAGGAGGAGATTTAAACGCTGCTTTTGCTTTGGTTGATACAATGCGTGGGTCTGCTATTCCTATTAGGACTATTGGTCTTGGGCAAATTGCTTCCGCTGGTTTGATGATTTTTATTGCTGGTGATAAGGGTCAAAGACTTCTTACTCCAAACACTTCAATTCTTTCACATCAATATTCTTGGGGTGCATTTGGTAAGGAACACGAACTATTTGCTACCATTAAAGAATTCGATTTGACCACTAAACGTATGATTGCTCATTATAAGAAATGTACTGGTCTTAAAGAAGAACAAATTCGCGAAGTGCTATTACCTCCGCAAGATATGTGGTTGAGTGCTGTTGAAGCAAAAAAGTTAGGAATTTGCGACGATGTTAAAGATCTTAAGTAAATACATTCGGTATTCGGGAATATGGTTGGGTTTAGTTATTAACCCATTTCATTGGGATCTTAGATTCGAATTACTTCATCCTGACGATCTTAATCCAAAAATGAGGGGTATTTACTTATCCCTTGGACCTGTCTGGCTTCGCCTAGTGCTGGACGACGGTTCTTGGTGAAAACCCTACTGGAAGTAGGGTTATTTTAGTCCCCTGTAAGTCATTGATTTTACAGGGGATTTTTCCAGCAGAAATTTCTTTACTTTTATTCACTTTCCAGGTAAAATATTATTAATGACTTGAGAAAGGAAGAGAAATGAAAGTGAAATATGCCAGCCCTGTGTTTAAAGATGCCGATGGTTCCGCTCGCGAAGTGTTGATTCCTCTAGCTGCGCTGGAAACCTATGCCAAACGTGACGCTGCTCTTTTGGCTATGATTGAGCTCGGTGGCATCTATGCTAAGCCAACTCCCGAATTTATGGCGTTGCGTAAAAAGATGATGTCGGCGAAGCGTAAAATTGAACGCAATGGTTGGTATTCTGTTTCAGTTTAAGGAGATAATATGAAACTGCTTTCTACTGGTAATCCGAAACTGATGAAGGGTGAGAAGAAAGGTTATATGTCTTTCGTCCTTCACCTTGCCCCTGCTGATCTGTCTGGTTATGAAACTTGCCCGAAACGTACTGCTGGTTGCACCGCTGCTTGTTTGAATACGGCTGGTCGTGGCGGTATGTTTAAGAAAGGTGAATCGACTAATGCTATTCAGCAAGCTCGAATTCGTAAGACAAAGATGTTCTTCGAACAACGTGAGGAATTCCTAGTCGCTATTGAGAAAGATATTCGTCTTGGCATTAAGCAAGCTGAGAAGAAAGGTTTGATTCCTTGCTTCCGTCTTAATGGTACGTCAGATATCTCTTGGGAAAAGTACGGCATCATAGAAAAGTTCCCAGAAGTTCAGTTCTACGACTATACCAAAGTCCGTAACCGTAAGGTTGGTCATCTTAAGAACTACCACTTGACTTTTTCCAAAGCCGATGGTAATGATATGGATGTTCGTCTTGCTGCTAACGCAGGTATGAATGTCGCTGCTGTGTTTGATAAAGTCCCTGATGAATATATCGGTCGTCAGGTTATTGATGGTGATGAAACTGACCTGCGCTTCCTTGACCCCAAAGGTGTTATTGTTGGCTTGAAAGCAAAAGGTAAGGCGAAGAAAGACACGACTGGTTTCGTGGTGAAAGGTTAAAAATGAAAAAGACGCTTATTGTTATTGGTATCATTGCGGTGTTTACTTCTGGTTGCGCTAACACTCAGCCTAGCGCAAGGAGTTATACTTATTCACAAGCTCAAAAAAGCGAAGCAATGACTACGGCAACTATCATCGGGCTGCAGCCAGTAAACATTATGCCTGATAATCAAAGCGGTATTGGTACTGCTGTTGGTGCTATCGCTGGTGGTGGTGTTGGTCATCTAATTGGTGGTGGTGTTGGTAATGTTATTGCTACTGCCCTTGGCGCAATTGGTGGTGGTGTCGCTGGCTCTGCTGTTGAAAAACAAGTTACGCAAAAGTCTGGTTACAATATTGCTCTGCGTTTGGATGACGGACGCACTATGACCGTTACTCAAATGGATGACGTTCAGCTTGTTGTTGGTCAGAAAGTTATTGTAACTTTCAACTATATGACTAACATCTATCGTGTATTTCCTTCATAATTCTCTTGACTTCCAACGAATATTAGGGTATAATTATATTATGACTACGATTATTCACTGTAAAAATTCTTCCCTGAAAAAGAAACGTAAGCCCAATGCTAAACAGCGGGAGTTGGCTGATTCTTGGGAGAAGTTGCTGAAGAAGTATACCCCAAAGAGTCCTGTATCGCAAAAGAAACAAGACCTCAGGGATGTATACTCACTTGGTGCACCTGCTCGTCGCGAGACGCCTAAGATTCCAAGTTTAAATTCAGGGTATCACGATTGCTCTAAGAAAGAGTCACCAGTTTACACTGGCACTGCGATTAAAGGTATTGGCACTATGCATAAGTCTAATGCCGTTCCTATTTTCTCTGATGAGCAAGCGATTGAAATTGCCACTATGAGGAGAAACTAATGGCTGATTTTTGTGTTAAGTGCGCATCGCACGAAGCTAATATTGAATTGCTAATGAAGCGTCACTATGATGAAATGCAGTGTATGAAAGCCAAGTTAGAGAAGCTACAAAATGAGAATGACTCGTTGAGTTTGGATCTGGCTTTCTATGAAGGTAAAATAACTAACTTGTCTTGTAATGGGAAATAAGGTATAATATGAATATGGAATCGAAAATTGTAGCACTAGCAACTGACCGAGATTATAATGGTATCGCTAAAATTCAAAGCGATTTGACGGTTCAACGTATGAAGTTGGATAAGTTCTTTACTCTGTTCCTTGACAAGTTTGAAAAGAAGATGAACCCCGATGTTACCAACACGCCAGTTTGGAACCTCTATAAAACAAAGATGAAAGAATATGAGTCTATTCAGCGATACATTACCCTCACCAACTACTATCTTAAGCGAGGTGTTAATGTTTAAAAGTGCAAACGAATTTTCATTATACATCGAACAGGTGGTAAGGGAAAAACGTCTATCCTATATGGACGCAATTCTTTGTTATTGTAAAGAAAACTTTCTAGAGCCAGAAGACGTTGCAAAACTAATCAACAAATCTCTCAAAGATAAACTAGAAATGGATTTTCGCGAAGCCAACTATCTCCCGAAACAAGCGCAACTTGATGTTTAGGAATACTAGAAGTGGATGGATTCAAAGCGTATAAGTATTACATGGCTATCAAGCTACACTTTACGAAAGACAACTTTGATGTATTTAAGAACCGAGGAAACATCAAAGGTACTCGTGAAGCATTCAATGCTCGTAATGATAGATACCTTTTTGAAAAACTAGCGAGGAAGTACCCTGTTGATAAAGACCTGATTCAGTTCTTTGTCGCTAGTTTTGCTTACGGAAATGACACAACCTTATATTCTTATGAAGAAGCAGAGACTGCTTTGTTAGAATGGCAAAAGCGTAAACAGTCAATGACTAAGATTTTCAGTGACGATTGTTCAACCATTCTGATGACTGCTCATAAGAATAAACTCAAAGAAGTAGACATCTTTTACTTTACTTCCAACTCATATCCAGGTATACTTAAACTATACCTTGGGAAACAGATAAGTATTGAGACAGTTCGCATCCTAGACGATATGTTGAATCTTGTAGAAACTTGGAAAGAAAATTCCTCAATGCTGTTCTTATGGGAGAATGATATACGAAGAATCGAAAAGATAAAAGGTTTTGTTAAGTACGATGCCGAGCGTATCGGTAAAGTGTTCAGTTCTTTTAAGGACGAAGTTTCAGAGTTATAAAATGGGTAAGACCTACACAAACAAGTCGAAAAAGTTCGACGATGAAGTTACCAGTGGGCGTTCTGGTAAACACGCAAGACATGCCAACAATCGAAAGACTGGCGGTATGAAAACGCTAAATAGTTATGCCGATGAGGATTATGATCTAGATGACGATCCGTTTGACGACGAGATTGGCGTTCAAGATGAAATCTTTATTCAGCATATACAAAACGATAAAACGTAATACAATTTTTATACAAAGGAAATACGATGGATATTCAAGCACTCCGTAAAATGCGCAATCAAGACTTCAGCAAAATCGCTGGTGAGTTCGAAAAGATTGCCAATCCTCAAACCGAATCCAAGTCATACGTCGATGACCGCTTCTGGCGCCTAGAAGGTGACAAAGCTGGTAACGGTACAGCCACTCTCCGATTTCTACCACGTGTTGAAGGCGATGAACTCCCATGGGTTCGTATCTTCTCTCATGGCTTCCAAGGTCCAACTGGTAAGTGGTATATTGAGAACTCTCTCACTACTCTTGGTGAGAACGATCCTGTTGGTGAACTAAACACTCAACTATGGAACTCTGAGTTCTGAAGCCAACAAACGTAAACTCTCTTTCATCGCTAACGTTCTTATTGTTTCTGATCCTAAGCATCCAGAGAACGAAGGTCAAGTGAAGTTGTTTAAGTTTGGTAAAAAGATTTTCGACAAGATTATGGACAAAGCTCGTCCTACTTTCGAAGACGAAAAGCCAGTGAACGTTTTTGATCTTTGGGAAGGTGCCAACTTCAAACTGCGTATGCGTAAGAAAGATGGTTATGCGAACTACGACGAATCACTCTTCACTGAACCAGTTGCTGTTTCAGAGGATGAAGAAGAACTCCTACGTATCGTTAATGCTCAGCACAAGTTGTCAGAGTTTACCGATCGTAAGAACTTCAAGTCTTATGATGAGTTGAAGAAGAAGTTGTCTGAAGTTCTTTCTGGTGATTCTTTTGCTAGCAAGTCTGCTGCTGAGATTGCTGAGGAAGAAGATCGCCCAGTACGTGCTGCGCCAGAGCCAACTAAGTCAGTTGCTGCTCCAGTACAGAAAGCAAAGCCAACCCCTACTAGCGTAGAGGATGACGATGAAGATGTAATGGCGTACTTTGAGAAAATCGCTCAAGAGGACTAAACCTCTCTAAACTAAAAGAACTGGGGAGCCATCGGCTCCCCTTTTTTATGCGTATCGTTTATCTAGATATTTTGATATACTATTCTCTTGCGTTCTGATTGGCGATCTAATTACTTGGCTAGTTCTAGTTGTGTTGTTAACAGTTGGGGCATTAACAATAGCTGCGTTACCACCAGAAGGTTTACCAGCTGCCATTCTAGCAGAATCCACTTCACTAGATTGTTGAGCAATACGATCACCACTTGATGGCGCAACAGGAGGAGCTACTTTTGGCTGTTCACTTACAATTTTACCAGTAGTTGTTTGATCGCTACCAGCGCTCATAGGAGTTACACCTGAACTTATAGGCTGTGCAGAACCAGATGATGGTGTTGCTCCTGCCACTTCAGGTGGTTTACCAGTAACACCTTCAGCTGTCTTTTGTAGAGCTTCAGCTGTTTTTTCTCCTGGCATTTTAGGTGGTTCTTCTTTCTTTCCGCCAGTTACCTTACCAGCACCAGCTGCTTCAATTTCATTTCTGAATTTAAGAACAGCATCTTTGTTAGCAAGCATTCTGCTAACGTCATAATCCATTGGGATTGGTTCTTTACGCTTAAATTTCTTAGCATTTTCAGTAGCGTATTTTTCTACCAATTCGTCACGGTATGTTCTGAACTTTTTATAGGTCTCTGGATCTTTCTGAGCGAAAGTCATTTCACTAAACTGAATATCTACGTTTGATGTTTCAGACGCAGCCTTCTCAACTTTAGTAACACCTTCTTCTTTCTTACCGCCACCAAAGAATCCTTTGACCCAGTTAGTGGCTTTACCTGCTTTTTCTCCGATCCATTCACCAGCTTTCCCACCGAGGTAAGTTCCGCCGATCGCGCCAACAGTGGCACCAATAGCGCCACCACTGACTGTACCAACGCCTGGAACAATAGAACCAAGAGCTGCGCCAGCTGCTGCTCCTTTGAGCGCACCAGCAGCGCCACCAAGTGCCATACCAGTACCCTTACCTGCCGCTGCTCCTTTTTCGACTGTTGCAGTTTCACCAGCTTCTTTCTTTAGAGCTTCACCTTGTTCTGGAGTAATTTCTCCAGCTTCAACTTTAGCATTGATATCAGCTACAGTGGCTTCTTCTTTCTCACCAGCGGCAGACCAT